CATTGCCCGGGGGTGACACGTGACCGTTGAGGAACTACTGTCGAGTCGGCTCATTTCGGCGAACGAAGCGGAATGCGTCCTCGGCATTCCGGCCGGGTCAATCCGAGCGTGGGCCAGCCTGCGTCGACTCTTCGCTCGGGGCAAGGGACCACGAGGTGAAAGCCTCTATTCCCTGCGCGAGGTAATCGAACTCAGTGCGACGACAAAGCGTCGCAAGAAACACGCTCGACCGACTAGACGGAATGCCAATCAGCCCAGTACCATTTAGCGCATTGGGTACAGGTGAACTGCGCCCGAAAACAGTCTCGACACTCGAAGAGGCCCAGCTCCCATTCATTGGTGAGCGGGCCTCTTCGCTTTCTCCGGGGGTGATCGCATGCCCGGAGGGTGGAGCGGCTCGACCCGCAAGGCTGGCCTGCCGCCCAACTGGCCAGCCCTGCGGCGCGTCGTCCTTCTCCGCGACGGGTTCCGCTGCACCTGGCCAACCGAGCTGGGTCGCTGTGTCGAGAACGCCACCGACGTGGACCACATCGGCGACAAGGACAACCACGAGCCCGAGAACCTTCGGGCCCTCTGCGGATACCACCACCGCCAGCGCACATCCCTCCAGGGCAACAAGGCCCGGGGGAGGGGTCCGAGTGAGCGGTACCCCAGGGAGCAACACCCCGGCCTACGCCCTGCCCGGTGAGGAGCACACCATCGACAACGCAGAGCTGATGCACCGCTTCGCCTACCACCCAGCCACGACACCGTGGCGACGCGATGCGCACGAGGGGGTGCGCTCGCTGCTCGGTCACACCGCAGCCCAGCTCGTCGACCTCGTGCCCGATGGTCGTGAGCGTGCGCTCGCCCTGACCAATCTGGAGCAGGCCATGTTCTGGGCCAACGCTGCCATCGCTCGCCAGCTCGGCGACGCGATCGGCCTCGACGACGGTGGTACCAACGCCGTTGCACCTCGTCGACCTGGCTCAGTGCAGTAGTCACTCACGGAGAAATCCTTTCACTGCAAGGTAATCAGGATTTTTCTGTGAGTAAATCCCTGGCTTGATGGGGGTGTGCCTCCCCCCGGGTACCCCAGGTCCCCTCGGGAAGGTGCTGCGCCTCGCCCTGGTGGCAACCGTGGGACTTTCGAACGCAGTGCGAGAAGAACGAGGAGCCCCGATGGCTGACGCGGTTGTACCTCTGGGCATCCACGAGCTGCTCGACCTAGCCGAGAAGAACATCGTCGAGGCCGACAAGTTGGCCGGCGACGCCACCAAACCCCTGAGCGGAGCGACGGCCCAGCAGTCCGAGGCCAAGGCCCGGGTCGGCACCGCCTACATGCAGCTCGCCCTGGCGCGGCTCTCCGTGGCCCGCGCCGAGGCCCCGCACGACGACGAGCACCGCGACCCGCGCGAGACGCTGTACGCCCGGATCACCCGCCGGTAAACGCAAGGAGCCCCGCCGTCCACAAGGGACGCGGGGCTCGATGGTGCGGTCGGTCAGAATCGACCGCGCTGCGCGTGGACCCACTCCTGCACGCGGCCCTCGGGGTCGCTGACGCCGTACTCGATGAACAGCTCGTGCAGGGCGCCGGCCACCCGCATCACCCAGATGCCGCGCTTGCCCTCGCCGGGCGCCCAGTCCATGAGGTCGGCCGCGGCGGCGAGCGCAGCGTGCTCCGGCCGGTAGTTGTCGAAGCGCAACTGAAGCTTCGCGACCTCGACGCGGATGGTCTCGGCGATCTCGCTGATGGTCCGCATCGGCTCGAAGAAGTCGAGGCTGATGGTCATGACGGTCTCCCTCTGCTGAGTGGGGATCGACAGCTCCCCTTGTGCTTATGCACATCGGTCAGAGCGCCGGCCAACCCCGCCTCACGAAGACGAATGTGACTCAGTTCACGCCAACTCGCGTACGCCGAACGGCGTCGTGGCCCGCCGACAGGAGGGGAGGCGTCATGGCCGGTCCGGGGATGGCCCCGAAGCCACCAGACAAGAGGGTCCGCACCAACAAGGACCCGATCCCGCACACGAAGCTGGAGTTCCACCGCGCCCAGCAGCCCCCGCTCCCGCCGGAGCGCCCGGGTGGCCTGTCGTGGCCAGCCCAGACCCAGGTCTGGTGGGCCAACTGGGGCGCCAGCGCCCAGGCCCAGCTCATGACCAGCACCGACTGGGACGTGATGCTGGAGACCGCGCTGTTGCACGCCCGCGTCTGGGGCGACGGCGAGGTCACCGTGATGGCCGAGCTGCGACTCCGGGTCGCCAAGTTCGGCGCGACGCCCGAGGACCGCGCCCGGCTCCGCATGTTCTTCGCGGACGCCGACGAGAAGGACTCGAAGCGCAAGCCTGACGGGGCCACCGCCCGCGCCAAGTACGAGGGGCTCGCGGTCGTCCCCGGCGGCCAGAGCAAGGCGAGCTGACCGTGGCGCCCTGGAAGCCAAGCTTCGAGGGCGAGATCCCCACCCTCGGGTGGGCCGTCATCGACTGGATGGCGGAGAACCTCGCCGCGCCTGACCGCGCGGAGTACGAGCCGTTCATCCTGACCCGCGAGCAGGCCCAGTTCGTCATCCAGTTCTACGCCATCAACCCGGTCACGCTGAAGCGCTCGGTTCGCCGCGGCGTCATCAGCCGGCCGCGTGGCTGGGGCAAGTCGCCGTTCCTCGCGTCGCTCGCCTGCGTCGAGGCGCTCGGCCCCGTCGTCTTCGACGGCTTCGACGCCAACGGTCAGCCGGTCGGTCGCCCGTGGAACACGGTGCGCACGCCCCTGGTCCAGGTGGCGGCCGTCTCCGAGAAGCAGACCCAGAACACCTGGGTGCCGCTGCTGGAGATGCTGCGCGAGGGCCCGGCCGTGGACAACTACCGCGGCCTCGACGTGCTCGACACCTTCGTCATCCTGCCCCGCGGCCGGATCGAGCCGATTACCAGCTCGCCCGCCTCGGTCAAGGGCAACAAGGCCGTCTTCGCCGTGCTCGACCAGACGGAGGAGTGGACGAAGTCCAACGGCGGTCTCCGCCTGGCCTCCACGATGCGCATCAACGCCGCGAAGATCGGCGGCTCCACCATCGAGTCGCCGAACGCCTTCATCCCCGGGATGGAGTCGGTCGCCGAGGGAACCGCCCAGTACTACAAGGCGATCCTCGAAGGCCGCGCTGTCAACGAGGACGGGCTGCTCTACGACCACCGCGAGGCTCCGCCGGAGACCGACCTCGCCGACCGGGAGTCCCTCCTGGCTGGCCTGGCCTACGTCTACGGCGACTCGGCTGAGTCCGCCGGCGGCTGGGTCGACCTGGACCGCATCATCCAAGAGGTCCACGACCCGGCGATCGATCCGCAGCTCGCCCGCGCCGACTTCCTCAACCAGATCACGCACGCGACCGACGCCTGGCTCGACCAGGTCCAGGTCCAGGCGGTCATCGACCGCGAGGTGCGGATCGAGGACGGCGACGTAATCACGCTCGGCTTCGACGGCTCCAAGGGCTCGGGCAAGGGCGGCAAGAAGCCCGACGCAACCGGGCTCGTCGGCTGCCGGGTCCGCGACGGACACCTCTTCGTGCTCGGGCACTGGGAGGCGCCGGACGGTCCCCAGGCTGAGGAGTGGGAGCCGCCGATCGTCGAGATCGAGGCGGCCGTCGCCCGCGCCTTCGAGCGGTACCGCATCGCGGGCTTCTTCTGCGACCCGGCCAAGGGCTGGCGCTCCTACGTCAACGCGTGGGAGGGCCAGTACGCCGACAAGCTCGCCACCGGCAGCGAGTCGCGCGTGGTCAAGGGCTCGCGGCAGCACCCCTTCGAGTGGTGGATGTCCGGCGGCCGGACGGTCGAGATCGTGCGTGCCACGACCCGGCTGTACGACGCCATCGCCAACCGCGAGGTGACGATCGACGGCTCCTACGCCCTCGTCCGCCACCTGCTCAACGCTCGCCGACGCTCGTCCCGTCAGGGCATCCAGATCGCCAAGCAGGCGCCGGAAGCGCCGCAAAAGATCGACCTCGCGGTCTGCGCCATCCTGGCGCTCGCTGCTCGGTCGGAGGCCATCGCTCTCGGTGTCAACGGCGAGCAGGAGGTCGCGTTCGGAGCCTGGACCTTCTGACCTCCTGAGAGGGGGCACTGCGTGGCACTCGATGACACGCCGCTCAGCCCCGACTGGTGGCTGATCCGGCTCGGCCGTGCACTCCGCCAGCGCCAGCCCAAGCTGGACTTCTGGTGGCGGTACTACTCCGGCGACCAGCCGCTTCCGCAGGGACCGAAGAAGGCCAGCCAGGCGTACCTCGACTTCCAGCGCATGACCCGAACGAACTTCTGCTCCTTCACGGTCGACGCAACGGTGCACCGCTCCGTGGTCATGGGCATCAACGGCGCGGACGGCAACTCCGACGACTTCGCCTGGCAGATGTGGCAGGCCAATCGGCTCGACTC